ATGTCCCCCCTTCCCTACCAGTCGGCTCACGAGGAGCTGCATTTCATCAACCGCTCCGGCTGGCTGCGCGCCGCCGTGCTTGGCGCGAATGACGGCATCGTCTCCGTCGCCTCGCTGATCGTCGGCGTGGCCGCGGCCGATCCCTCGCCCACGGCGGTGCTGATCGCCGGCGGCGCGGGCCTCGCCGCGGGCGCGATGTCGATGGCGGCGGGCGAATATGTCTCGGTCAGCTCGCAATCCGACATCGAACGCGCCGATATCGCGCGCGAGACCGCGGCGCTGCGCGACACCCCCGAGGAGGAGGAGCGCGAGCTCGCCTCGATTTTCGAGAGCCGCGGGCTGAGCCAGGCCACCGCCGCGCTGGTGGCGCGCGAGCTGACCGAGAAGGACGCGCTCGGCGCCCATGTGCGCGAGGAGCTGGGCCTGTCCGAGGTTCATGCCGCGAACCCGCTGCAGGCGGCGCTCGCCTCGGGCCTGACCTTCTCGGTCGCCGCGGCGATGCCGCTGATCGCGGCGGTGCTGGCGCCGGCAGGTCAGGTGATTCCGGTGGTGGTGGGCACGACGCTCGTCTGCCTTGCCCTGCTCGGCGCGCTCGGCGCCCGCGCCGGCGGCGCGCCGATGCTGCCCGCGACGCTGCGCGTCCTGTTCTGGGGCGCGGCGGCGATGGCAATCACCGCAGGCGTCGGCCGGATCTTCGGGGTGAGTGTCTGAACCCGTTCCGGGGCGGCGCAGAGGGGCGCGGAAAATTTTGCGAAGAGGCGCGAAATTCCTCTTGCGCCCATTCGCGCCCCCCCGTATACGACGCCCCACGCAAGGCGCTGAACCAGCGCACTGCGGACCTCACGGTGGGGCCATAGCTCAGTTGGGAGAGCGCTTGAATGGCATTCAAGAGGTCAGGGGTTCGACTCCCCTTGGCTCCACCAATAAAAACAAAGACTTACGAAGCAAAAAGCCCCGCCACTTCGGCGGGGTTTTGCTTTGGGGTAACGTTTCGGGTAACAGATCAGCCCTTAGCCCTCGCCCTCATGGCGCAGGACCGGGAACATGCCGACTGCCCCGCGTGCCTCGGACGGAACACCTGCCCGCACCCGATACACGCCCGATCCGGCACCGTGCGCTGCATCGCCCCCTTGCACGTCCTGGAGCATGCCACCTGCTCCACCCGATGCGGCCTGAACGTGACGCCGCAGACCGGGCACATCTTGGGCCAGCGGATGCGCTTGTGATCGTCCCGGCACTTCATGCCGCAGTAGCGTTGCCCCTCATTCGTCGGGAAGAACCGCTTGCCGCAGACGGTGCAGTTTCGCCTGTTCCGCTTGGCGCGCATGTCCCGGCCGCTGCGTTCCTTGCAGGCTTCTGAGCAATAGATGCGCCCGTATTCCCCCATCGGCCCGCCGCAGAACAGGCACTTTTGCGACTTGCGCGCCTCGGCCCGCGCCGCCTGCGCCTGTGCGGTATAGAATCGCTGCCGACACTTGCCGTTGCAAAACTCTCGCCGGATCGAGACACCGGGGGGAAGCGCCGCGCCGCAGTATTGGCAAGTCAGTCCATGCCCACCGCCATGCGCACAGCCGTTTCCGCATCCGCATGACGCAGGCGCGAAATGTGGCTGTTGTAGGTCGTATTGCAAAGGCGGCTGCAAAACTTGTGATGCCCCTCGGGTAAGGGCTTGTGACAGCGCGCGCAGCGGGTCCGCTCTATCAGGGTTCCGGCCTCGATTGTCCATTCGGGTTGTCCTTCGTTCCATGCCGGGCGCACAAGCGCCCCAGCGATGCGGAAAGCGTCTTCGAGCACTTCCCGAGCCAACTTGTCGGCCTCCGCCCAGCGCCAGCCCTGCAAACACAGATCGGAGCGGATGCCTGCCCGCAGAGGCCCTTCGAGGCCCCACAGGCTGCCAGTCGCGCCCGCCTGAAACGCCAGCCGGATCACCCGCCCCAGTTCCTTGGCCAAGGCGTTATACCGCGCCTCGCCCATGCGCCCCCGGCGGGCATCGCGCGCCCGCCGTTCTTTGCGGTTGATCAGATGCGGGGGAAGCTGAAGCATGTCAGTCCGCCCAGTCGATAAATGACAGAGCGTCTTGCAAGGTCGCGCCCTCGATCCCGGCTTCCTTGGCCTGCGCCAGCGCGCCAACCATCGTCGCCAGCGCCCGCGCCTTGCCGCCTGCATCGAAAGCCTGCATCGGCCTCACCACGTCGATTTTCACGGCGCCGCCCAGCTTTTCCGAGGCTTCCTCGGCTAAGAGCATCGCAATCGGCTGCATGATGATCTGCGCCAGATGCCGTTGCGCCTCGCGCACAAGCGGCCCCTGCGCCGCCTGCGAGAACATCGCGGGCAACACCCCATAGGCCCCGAAGATCGCGCCCCGCGCCGCGTCCAGCAGTTCCGCAGGCATGGCCCGTTGCAGGTCCGGGGTCAGTTGGTCGGGCGCCTTGCCTGCAAGCGGGGCCATCCCGGCCCCCACCGCCTGCGCCACGCCTTCGACGACAAGCGCCGAACCGCGACGACCTTTGAACGCCGCGCGCATCGCGGCCATGTCGGATGCGCTGCCCTCGGGCATATGGGCGATCTGGGAGCCCACCGGAGCATCGCGCCAAGTGTCGCGCAATGCCGTTTCGATCTCATGCAACAAGCTCGCGGTCAGGCTGGCACGCCGCAGCGGCGCTTGCCCGGTCCAAGGCGCCACCGGATCGACGCCCAGACGCAGGTGCAGCACCTCGCCCGCCAAGACGGTTTGCGAGGTCGAGCCGCCCGCCTCCGAGACGGTGACGCGATAAGCCCTCGGGGTGCCGTCCTTGGTGGACAGATCCCAATCGGCGCAGGGAATGAGGCGGTCACGGATCAGAAGCACCGCCTCGCCCCGGATCGCCGCCGATCGGGCAATGAGGGCCATCGTGCGACGGTCCAACAGGTCGGTGCCGGTCACATCGGCCAGCGCAAAGGCGCTTTCCCAGAGCGTGACGCAGGTTTGAACCGTGGCGGTCAATTCCGCGATGCCAGAGACGCCCGCGATGTAGGATTCCCGCGCCGCGAGGATCTGCGCCGTGTAGCCCGCCGCCATTGCCGATCGGGTCTCGGTCTTCTTTCGAAAGGGCCACATGTCAGAGCCTCCACCGATTGAGGGGGTTCACCGCGCCCCGGAAGGGCTGCCGGTCTTGGTGGGTTTCCCATGCCCGCGCCTCGATCTGGGCTTGCGGATAGGCCGGAACCGTCACCGCAGAGACTTCGAACAGCGCCGCTTGTGTCACCGTGCGCACCAGATCAGCGCCGCGCCGCTCCACCCGGTCGCCACCGTTCGGCACCCGGAAGCCGGGCGAAAGGCCCCGGATCAGGCCCGCCCGATGCGCGGCAAGGAAGTCTTTGGCCCAGGTGGTCGAGCCGTCCACCGTCGCCTCGATCTCAACCGCCAAATCGGTGCTGCGAAGCCGCAGCGTGCCCGCCGCCGTGCTGGCGAGGGGCTTTGAATAATCGTGCTGAGCGAGAAGGTGGATTTCCTCGCCCGCCTCGATCCGCGCCCGGAAGGCATGAGGGGCGAAAACCTCGCGCCGCCCCGGTGCCAGTTCCGTTTCGCTGGCGTAGGGGAACCGGGCCGAAAGGTGGGTCGCCCCACCTTCCGCGCGGATTTCCAGCGTTCCGAGATTTCCGCCCCAGAGCATCACGCCACCTGCACGCCGGTCAGCAGTTGCAGTTGCGCACCGCGCGCGACAGTCACGTCGCAGGTGGTGAGCGCGGTCAGGCGCAGGCCACCCGAGGCCGCATCGCTGAACGGATCCCGGATCAGGTCCACGGCGCCCCACACGCCCGCGAAGATCGGCGCCACGCCGCCCGCCGAGGTGGTCAGCAGGGCCGAGGTCGCCAACGGGCTGCCAGTCGGTGCAGCGAGCGCATTGGTCGTCATGGCGATGTTTTGCGCCGGGATGTTCTTCACCAGTCGATCCCACTCCGTCACCGCAGTGCCGGTGAAGGCTTCGGCATCGTCCATGAAGCCCCAGACCTCGGGGCGGATCATCAGGTTGACGCCACCCGGCCCGCCTGCCGCATTGGCGGTCATAAAGCGCACCACGGCCTCGCGGAACGCGCCCCACGACGCCGCAGCCGCAATCGCGGTCGAGGTGATACCGTAGGTCGCTGCCCCGGTGATAACGCCCAGCGGTTGCCCGTCTGCGCCGGTCCCGAGGAAGATTGCGCGATCCAGTTCCGCGCCCATCGCCCCGTTCATGTCGCGCCGGATCGCCGCTTCCAGCGCATCGCCGGATTGCAGCAGCGCCTTGCGGGTGATGCGCATTTGCACGCCCATCGTTTGCTCGGGCTTCAACGCCTTGTCGGTGGTGGCGTAAGCGGTCGGGTTCGGCACGGTGCCGGTTTCGCCATCCGCCCAGCCAGCCGTCACGGCAGAGGTCGCCACCGGCCATTCGACAGCGCCGGAACCGATTGCGATCATCTGCGCACCCATGCGTGCCGCGACAGAGGCCGGGAACAGGCGGTCGATGATCGGGCGGGTTTGCATCGGGTCGGGCGTTCCGGTCGAGACGGTTTCACCGGCCCGCGCTTCCAGCGCCATCAGCGGCACGGGCACCCCGCGATAGCCGCCCGAGTTCCGCAGCTCGGCCACGACTTCCGCCGTCTTGCCGTCCAGCGCGCGACCTTCGTTCAAGGCGCCGATCACCTGGCGCATCTCGAACGCGGCCACCAGATCGCCCCATTCGCGGCCCGATCGGGTTTCCAGATCTGCACCAGCCTCGCGGCGCTCGGTGTCTTCCGCGATCAGCGCGGCGCGATACCGCGTTTCGTTCGTCTGATACTCGCGGTCGAGGTCGCCCATCTGGCGGGTCTCGTCCTCGGTCGGGGTTGCTTTGCCGCACAGGCCCGCGAGGGTCTGGCGGATTTCACTTTGCCGTTTGGCAATCTTCACAGAATCCAGCATTTTATACCTCATGTTGCCGGGTTGGGGTTCGTCGCCAGTTCGGCAACGGCTGCATCCCACGCCTTGCGCGCGGGGGATTTCGGTTTGTGCCCACACTCAAGGCGGGTCTTGCGGGTGTGACAGCGCGGGCAAAGCGCCTGCAAATTCCGGGGCTCAAAGGCCAGATCAGGCCGCAGCCGCACCGGCTTGATATGATCGACTTCGAGCCGCCGCCGATCACCGCAGCACCGGCATTGCCAGCCGTCACGCTCAAGGATCACTTGCCGCAGCACCGCCCACCGCTTGGTGCGGGTGACGTGCTTCGAATAGCGGCGGTGTTCGTCGCGCTTGCTCATAGCCACGCCACCCTTGCCTTGCGCACCGGAGCGGCCTTGCGGCGCTGCCCCTCGGCAACTGCCAGAATGGATGCCGCAATCGCGTCGATCCGGCCCAGAGAGCGCGCCTTTGTCAGTTTCGCGTTCATCGCGTCGTCGATCACGACGAGCGCGTCTGAGGCCGCAGAGCGCAACAGCAGCGACGGCACAGTCTGCACCTCGCCATCGAAGACCGCTTTGCGGAACCCTTCCACGTCCTGCCCGCCATCTCTGAACCCTTGGCCGCGAAACACCACGGGGGCGCGGATGCCCGCCGCCGCCATCGCGTCGAGAAGTTCGGCCTGCCGGTAACGGTCAGCCACCAGCGCCACGACATTCGCGTCCTGCACCAATTCATCCCAGACGCGCCGCAGCCACGGCCCAACCTGCACTGTGCTTTCGCCGGAGGTGATCAGTTCGCCACGCTCGGCCATCTGGACATATCTGTCCTTCACCCCGTCAGCTTCGCCACGCTCGGCAAGGCCGGGTTTCGTCGGGAAAGCGCCCTGCACCTCAAGCCGCCCGGTGAACGGCCAATAGGCCGCGATTGCCGACATGGAACGGGAGCCGCCAAGGTCGAGGCCCACCACGCAATCGCCGTCGCGCGGCGGCAGATGGTCGGGCGAGACTTCGCAGCCGGTCCATTCGTCAACGGTCAGAAGCTGCGCCTTGCCCACGTCCGAAACACGTTGGTTCAACGAGTAGAGCCTGAACCCGGTCAGCGCCTGACCGCCGCGCTGGATCGCAACACGCGCCTGCGCCACCAACCATTCGAGGCTCGGGCCGATGCCAAATTCGGAGCCGGGGTTGGCAGCCTTGATGCCGTCCAGATCATCGGCGGGCATCCCCAGCGGCGCCCTGCATTCGATGACGAAGCTATGCGGCGGGGGTGTGTCCAGCATCTGCGAAAACGGGTGCGTGTCGTCAGACGCACTCGTCGAGATAAGCACCATTTTCGCGCGACGTTTGCCCGCCGAAGTTTCGAGCGCAGCATGAAGCTGCATCCCCTTTTCGGGGTGCCAGTGCCCGAATTCGTCTTCGATGATCAGCGTGGGGGAGAGGCCCAGAAGGTTCTTGGCATCCGCCGCAACGGCCCGGATCATGCCGCCGCCCGCGCCCTCATAGCTGATTTCCAGACGCGGCGCCTGCCGGAAGGTGAACAGCGCCTGTTCTTCCTCGGGCAGAAGACCGACAATCGCCTGACAATATTCCCAACTGATGCGCGCCTGTTCCTTCACACGCGCCGCGATGACGACTTGGCGCCGGGGTTGCTCGTCGGAAACACCCATCACATGCGCCAGCGCCAGCGCCGCAGAGAGCATGGATTTGCCCTGCCCGCGCCCCACGCTCAACATTGCGACCATCGTGTCAGCATCGAGAACGCCGCGAATGAAGCGTTCCTGAAACGGCGCCAGCGCGAAGTTCTGCCCGTGCAACGGCCCCTCGGGAACCCGCAGGGACCGGATAAAGGCCAGGGTCTTTTCGGCCAGAGAGGCATCGGAACGCGCGCAATCAACAGTCCGACCGCCGGTCCCGGCCCCCTCCGAAGTCTCGGCATTGGGACCAGTCTTGCGGGGCCTGCCCCTCGGGCGTTTGATCGGCGCGGCCTCGGTCATTCCGCCACCTCGGGCGCGCCCAGCGAAACGCCGCGATAGCGCGCGCAGATGCGAGACGCGGCCAGCGACAGCCCAAGCGGGCGATCCCGTTCGGTCGCGCCGCCTCGGTTGTCGTAAAGCAGGCTGAATTGATCGCAGGCAGCGAAGGCCAGATCGTCGGGGAGTTCCGCCAGCGTGGCGGGCAGGTCATAGGCCGCAGCGTGGGCAACATCGGCCAGCGCGGTTGCCAGCATCGCCGGGAGCGTGCCGTCTTCGTCGTCGCCATCAACGCGGGCGTGGGCTTTGGCTTGGCTGAGAAGTTCGGTTGCGAGGGTCAACGGGGCACCTCCAATTGGGTGCGGCCATCATACATTCACGCCAATCCTTTGATAACTATCACACTTCCTAACGTTGCATCGCAGGGAAGGGGCGTTCCTTTATGCGCAGCCCCCGCGCCAAGCGGGTGCGCAGTGCATAGGGGTATGGGGATATATGGCGAAGGGGGGATGAAGGGGGGATGAAGGGGGGGATGAAGGCACTTGCGAACCCGGCATGAAGGGGGGGATGAAGGGGGGATGAAGCCCCTACGCATCCCCCAGAACGATATAGGTCACGGCCCGCGATGCCGGGCCGGTCGTCTCGTTCTTGATCTTGCGCGCGTGGTAGAGCGAATCCATCGCGGCCTTGAGAGCCCGCTTTGTGCAGCCCTCGGCCTCGGCGCTTTCCGCAAAAGCCTTCGGCGCATAGGTCGCCCCGCCGTTGCCATTGACGCGGCGCCCTTGTTCGGTGAAGGCGCGCAGCAGCTTCAGGAACACCCGTTCCGCCTTGGCGCTTGCCGCCTTTCGGTCGAGGCCGGTTTCCGGGGCATCGGCAACGAAGACGCCATCGCGCCACGTCATCGCGATTTCGCCCCCGGTGCGGCCATAGTTCGCTTTCTTGGTCGAGAGCAGACGCGCATCCGGGTTGGCTTCGTAGCCGTCTTGAATGACGCGTTCGAGGTAAAGCCGCGACCGAACCGAGTTGTTCCAGCCGGTCGAACCGCTCGTTCCGGTGCCGCTGTTCAGCCCCGAAAGCGACGGATGCGCCAAAAGCAGAACCGCGCATTCGTGCCGGATCGCCAGCCCGCGCAACAGCCCGATAAACTGCCGCGCCATCGCCCGGTCGTTTTCGTTGCCGGGGAACAGATCGGCCAACGTGTCCAGCACGACCAACGCCGGGGCATCGCGGCCCATGCGTGCCTCGATCTCGGCATAAAGCCCCGAGGCCGCAAGCGCCCCGGTCGATCGGTCGAGCATCGCAAGCAGCGCGTCTTCGCCCGCAAGGCTGCGAAGGGTCAGTCGGTCCAGATCTCCGAAGCTGCCGCCATCAGCTTGCACCACGTCGCCAAGGCGTCGATGCAACTCGTCTTCGTCGTCTTCGGCACTGATGAACAGCGCCGATCCGCTCGCCACGCCGCGACCCAGCCATCTGCCGCCCGTCGCCACGGCATAGGCCAGTTGCAGCGCCAAGAGGCTCTTGCCGGTGCCGCCGTCGCCGCCCAGAAGCGTGACGGTGCCGCTCGGCACAAGGCCGGGTGCCAGCCAATGACGCGGCGGAACCGCCTTCCCGGCCAGATCAGAAGCCGGGAAGAACCGCGAAGCGCGCGGCGGGGTATCATCAATGAACGGATTGTTCGCCGGGCCGAAGCGGTCATCCCCCGGCACTTCATCTGCCGGTGACAGATCCGCGAAGGGGTCGTGTATGCTCATGCCGCCCTCCGGATGAATTTGCCATCGGCATCGACGTGACGCAGAAAGGCTTGCCGGTCCTTGGTGTCGAAGGTTTCCCACAGCCGGGCAAACAGCCGCTTTCGCGTGCCGATGCCCAGTGCAGAGCCGCGCAGCCGATCGAGCGCCGCCGTGCCGTAGGCGACAAGCTCGTGCGCCGGGGCGCAGTCGGCCCAGAACGCGGCATCGCCCGACACCGTGCCGAAGATGTCGCCCAGCGTCGGGCCGCCGGTTTCCAGATCGGCAAGGCAGGTCGCCGCGATATGCGCCACGTCCTCGGGTGCGCAATGGTCGAGCGCGAACCACACGGCATTTGCCCAATCCTTGCGGATCAGGTATTCTTTGCTCGGAACCGGCGAGGTTTCGTGTTCTGCCCCGGTCGCGGTGTCCGCCGCGCCGGGGTTCTGCTTTTCTTGGGACATTAGCGCGCCCCCTCGATGTAGCCGGTCAAGCCCTCGTCGCTGAGCGCCTGTCGCACCTGGTTCGCGTGCCCGAGCGAGTAGCAGAGAATGACTTCCTCCGGTTCGCCGGGGCGATTCACGGCAATCGCGATGCGGCCCATGAAGGTCGTGACCCGGAAATAGCCCTTCGACTTGCGGGCAAGCATTTCGTCGATGTTGTAGATCCCGAACATTACGCAGCCCCCTTTTCGGCCTGCGCTTCGAGCCACGCAAAAACTTCCGCCTCGCGGAAATAACGGCGCTTGCCGATGTAGGTGGGCTTCGGGAATTCAAGCGCCGGATCATTCAACCAGCGCCAGAGGGTCATGTCGGAAATGCCGCCGCACAGGTCGCGCACGGCATTGGCCGAAATCAGCTTCCATTCCATTGAGTTGCTCCATGCTAGAAAGCGTTAGTGGAGCCTCTTAATTTCACCAAATTTACCGGATGCGCAAAAGGTGTTGGCGGCAGTTAAGTATCGGACTTTTTTGCCGCGTCCTCTGTCCCCTCGATTTTAAGCTCTTTCATCCGTTCCCATATTTGATCGAACTTGTCGGCTTCTTGAAGGGCGAGGCGCGCCGTCCGATCGGAAATCCCGTAGCGATTCAGAATATCCATCCTTGCGGCTTTTTTCTCTCCCCGGCTTAGCGGGGAACAGTCCAGTGCGCGAAGCTCTTCTACCAATGCGTTTTCATCATAGGTTGCCCCCTTGGGGCGGTGGGCACGTGCTTTTTGCAGATGCAACCGATAAAGAGGTTTCTTTATGCCGGGGTCGAGCAACATCGCAATGCCATTGAGGAATAGTTGATCGGCCTCCCCTGAGCGCAGGACTTTGGCAAGCGCCGCCTCAGTCAAACCCGGTGCATGGAACATACGAAGGTTTTCAACGTTAGGATTGCTCAC